GTATGATACAAGTAACCAAAAGAGACGGATCTAAAGAGCCTCTAGACATTGAAAAGCTACACAAGGTTGTCTTTCATGCGTGTGAAGGAATCACAGGCGTAAGCCCGTCTGAAGTTGAGATTAAGAGTCAAATTCAGTTTTACAATGGTATTACTACAAAAGAGATTCAAGAGACTCTAATCAAAGCAGCCGCTGATCTGATTAGTGAAGAGACGCCTAACTATCAATTCGTTGGTGGTCGTCTGATTAACTATCAGTTACGTAAAGAAGTTTATGACAACTATGAACCGTGTCATGTCAAAGAACTCGTACAGCGTAATACAGACAGTGGCTTTTACGATGAAGAACTTATCACGAAGTACACAGACGAAGAGTGGGATAAGATCAACTCTTTTGTGAAACATGAGCGTGATGAAGGTCTGACATACGTTGCTATGGAGCAGTTGCGTGGTAAGTATCTAGTACAGAACCGTGTGACGGGTGAAATCTTTGAGACGCCTCAGATGTGCTATATCTTGATTGCCGCAACATTGTTCCAGAACTATCCACAAGAGACACGTTTAGCTACGATTAAGGAGTATTACGATGCTATTTCTCTTCACGATATTTCTCTACCTACTCCAGTTATGGCTGGTGTTCGCACTCCTCAAAGACAATTTTCATCGTGCGTTCTTATTGAGTCTGGTGACTCTCTTGACTCTATTAATGCTACATCATCTTCAATTGTCAAATACGTATCTCAAAAAGCAGGAATCGGGATTGGTGGAGGAAGTATTCGAGCTATTGGATCCCCCATCCGTAAAGGTGACGCCTTTCATACAGGAATAATTCCGTTCTACAAAATGTTTCAATCTGCAACGAAGTCATGTTCACAAGGCGGTGTTCGTGGTGGGGCTGCAACTATCTACTACCCTATCTGGCACCTAGAAGTCGAAGATATGCTTGTGCTAAAGAACAACAAAGGCACAGAAGAGAACCGTGTGCGTCACATGGACTATGGTGTGCAGTTTAACAAGTTGATGTATGAGCGTCTAATCACTGGTGGTGACATTACTCTATTCTCTCCAAGCGATGTTCCTGGTCTATACGAAGCTTTCTATGCAGACCAAGACAAGTTCCGTGAACTGTATGAACGTGCAGAGCGTAACACTCGCCTTCGTAAGAAGACATTGAAAGCGATTGAACTATTCTCTATGTTCATGGAAGAGCGTAAGAACACTGGTCGCATCTATTTGCAGAATGTTGATAATGCAAATGATCACGGTGCATTCTTGCCAGAGGTTGCTCCAATTCGTCAGTCAAATCTATGTGCAGAGATTGATCTACCAACTAAGCCTTTGAACTCTGTTGATGATCCAGAAGGCGAAATCTCTCTATGTACTTTGTCTGCTATCAACTGGGGTAACATCAAGCAAGTCGAAGATTTTGAACGTGTTTGTCGTCTAGCAGTTCGTGGATTAGATGCGCTACTATCGTATCAAAACTACCCGATTCTAGCCGCTCAGTTGTCCACAGAGAAGCGTAGACCTTTAGGTGTAGGGATTATCAACTTTGCCTACTGGCTAGCCAAAAACGATCTAACTTATCAAGATATTGATAGCGAAGGTCTTGCTTTAGTAGATGAGTATGCAGAAGCATGGTCTTACTATCTAATCAAAGCGAGTGCTGATCTAGCTGAAGAACAAGGTTCGATCCCAGGTGTACACGAAACTAAATATGGTCTCGGCATCACACCAAATATGACGTACAAGAAAGATGTTGATGAATTGGTGCCGCATGTTGAGCGTATGGACTGGGAAGGTCTACGTAAGCAACTACAGATGACTGGTATTCGTAACTCTACATTGATGGCTTTGATGCCTGCTGAGACAAGTGCGCAGATTGCAAATGCAACGAATGGTATTGAACCACCTCGTTCATTGATTAGTGTCAAGCAGTCTAAGCACGGTGTACTAAAGCAAGTTGTACCTGAGTACAAGCGTCTGAAGAATAAGTATGACTTGCTATGGGATCAGCGTAGCCCAGAGGGTTACCTGAAGATTATGTCTGTATTGCAGAAATATATTGATCAGGGTATCAGCATTAACACTAGCTATAACCCTGCATTCTATGAAGATGAGAAGATCCCAATGAGTACAATGCTTCAACACATTCTTATGTTCTACAAGTATGGTGGTAAGCAGTTGTACTACTTTAACACTCATGATGGTCAGGGTGAAGTCGATATCGACAAACTATCTAGCGAGCCTTTGGCTCAGTCTGAACTAGATGACGAAGATTGCGAAAGCTGTAAAATTTAAAAATAATCATTGACAACTCGTTTAAAGTGTGATAACTTTAGCGAGTTGTCACCCTAACGAAAGAGGACAGAGATGAGTGTATTCGACACGGCTAATAAAGCCGATCACACTAAAGTAACAATGTTTTTGGATCCAACAGGAGGTCCAACTATTCAACGTTATGATACGTTGAAGTATAAGTCATTTGACAAGTTGACAGATAGTCAACTCGGTTTCTTTTGGCGTCCTGAAGAAGTTGATATCTACCAAGACGCAAAAGATTTTAAATCGCTAACTGAACACGAACAACACATTTTTACGTCAAATCTGAAGAGACAAATTCTTCTTGATTCTGTGCAAGGTCGTGCGCCAGTCGAAGCGTTCAACCCGATTGTATCGTTACCTGAGATTGAGAACTGGATTCAAACATGGACGTTCTCAGAGACTATTCATTCACGTTCATACACGCATATCATTCGTAACGTGTACAGCAACCCAAGCAAAGTCTTTGATGAACTGATGGACATTGAAGAGATTGTTGACTGTGCAGGTGACATCTCTAAGTATTACGATGATCTGATTGAACTCAGTGGTTGGTACAATCTTCTAGGTGAAGGTACGCATACAGTAAATGGTAAGAAGATTACTGTAGACCTATATGAACTGAAGCGACTATTGTGGCTGACACTAATGAGTGTAAACATTCTAGAAGGTGTTCGCTTCTATGTTTCGTTTGCTTGTTCTTGGGCCTTTGCTGAACTGAAGAAGATGGAAGGTAATGCAAAGATCATCAAGCTAATTGCACGTGATGAGAATCTACACCTTGGATCGACTCAGTTGATGCTTCGCACACTGAAGAACAAAGATGATCCAGACTTCGCAAAGATTGCAGAAGAAACAAAAGATGAGTGTATCAAAATGTTTGTTGATGCAGTTGATCAAGAAAAAGCATGGGCTGAGTATCTATTCAAAGACGGTTCTATGATCGGTTTGAATGCTCAGTTGCTATCAGAATACATTGAGTATATTTGCACTAAGCGTATGCGCAATGTAGACCTTGAGTCTCCATATGGCTCATTAGGTAGTAATCCGCTACCGTGGACTCAGAAGTGGATCAGCGGCTCAGAAGTTCAAGTCGCTCCACAAGAAACTGAGATTACTAGTTATGTAAGTGGTGGTACAAAACAAGACGTTTCAAACGACACATTTAAGGGGTTCTCACTATGACCGTAGAAATTTGGGGCAAAGACAATTGCCCGTACTGCACAAAAGCAAAAGCACTAGTTGAAGCAAAGGGTATCAGCTACGTATATAAGCAAATGGGTACAGACTTCACACGTGATGAAGTATTTGAAAACTTTCCGAATGCACGTACATTCCCTCAGATTAAAGTTAACAACGTCCCCATTGGTGGGTACACAGAATTAAGTGCTATGTATGGATAAGTGGCAAGAGGCCTACATAAAAACAGCAGAGACCTTCGGGTCTCTGTCTACTGCTAAGAGGCTACAGGTTGGTGCGATTGTTGTAAAAGATAATCGCATTATTTCTATTGGGTACAATGGTATGCCTAGTGGTTGGTCAAATATATGTGAAGATGTGTATGACGATTTTGGTGTTAGTGCATTGAAAACAAAAATCGAAGTCATTCACGCAGAGGCTAACGCTATTGCGAAGCTAGCCAGAGCGCATGAGAGTGGCGCTGGCGCAGATATGTACATTACTCACGCCCCATGTATCGAATGTGCAAAGATGATATATAGCAGTGGTATATCACGTGTATACTATAAGAACGAATACCGCAGTAAAGAGGGTGTTCACTTTTTAAACAAATGCGGACTAGAGGTAAAACGAGTATGACAAGACACGAAGCAGAATGTGTTTACTGTGGAACAGAATATGCAGTAGAGTTCGAACATGAAGATGACGAACTAATGTACTGCCCAGCGTGTGGAGAAGCGATTCCAGAATTTGAAGAAGAGTATGAGGACTTGGATTTCAATGACTATGAAGAATAGTTGGTGGGATTACTGGTGTAAAGCAATTGGAACAAAAGCGTATGAAGATGACAAAAGAGCAGATCGTGTGGCGATTATTCGAAGTATTTGGATTGGTCTGCATGTGGTCACTTGTCTATCTATTATCTTAAATGCTATCGCAAACCATGGATGGGGTCTTATATTTTTCTGATAAATAATACATCGATACTTTATAAAGGATGATGTATGTGGTATTACGGTGACAAAGAGTTCACCAGTGAAATGATCGAAGACTATGTTGGCTTTGTTTATGTGATCACTGACTTGAGCAATAATAAAAAATACGTGGGCAAGAAGTTGTTCACATCAAAGCGAAGACTCCCTCCACTTAAAGGTAAGACACGTAAGCGTGTAGTTACAAAAGAGTCTGACTGGCAAGATTACTTCGGTTCTTCTGATGAAGTTAAACAACTTGTCGAAGAAAGAGGAGCCAAAGCCTTTCATAGAGAGATCATTCATCTGTGCCACAGCAAGGGTGAAATGTCTTATCTCGAAGCAAAAGAACAGTTTGATAGACAGGTTCTACTGTCAGATGATTATTACAACGGCATCATCAACTGTAAAATTCACCGATCTCACGTAAAAAAATTGGCAGAAAAATCGTAAGTGCTTGATTTATAAGCATTTCTTTTTTGGTGCGAACCCTTGACAGCACCCTCAAATCTGATATAATACTCATGTATCTGATAGAGAGAGGTGTGAATATGAACTATGTTGAAGTAATCGGTGGTCCCGCTAAAGAGCGAGAGGTCGTTGAAAAGACTGTTCAATGGTGCATTAAAAAGTTGATGCCTCGTGTCCGAACTCTAAACATCGAAGTCAAGTTAACAAAGTGTAACGCATATGGTTACTGTATGATGACTGACGATCACAAGACGTTTGAGTTAGAAATTCGTAAAGGTATGAATCTTTACGACCTAATCTCTACTGTGTGTCATGAAATGGTTCACGTTAAGCAATACTATCGTAAAGAGATGGACGATACAAACAATCGTTGGAAGTCTAAAAAGTTGCCTGACGCTGGCTTAGACTACATGGATCGTCCTTGGGAGAAAGAAGCGTTTCGCCTAGAAGAAAAACTGGCAATCGAATGCTTCAAAAATATTGCAATTAATTTTGCAAAAACCTGAAAAAAACCCTTGACATCCAATCGAATCCATATTATATTATATGTGTAAGTTGAGAAAAGAGAGATATATTATGAATGAAGCAATCGCAACCCTGTTCGAAAACATCAAAGATGACTACTATCGTTTCACTACCCGCAACTACACTAGAGAGTTGAGCGATATCAACAAGAATATGATCGCTGACTTTAACGAGGGTCTTCGTCTCGAAGAAGGTCGTAAGTATATCAAAGTCATCACTGGCAACAGTGTTTGGGGCTTCATCATGAAAGATGATGATAAGAAGTTTCGTAAGGGTGACATTCTGAAGGCTGCTGGTTGGAATGCACCAGCACGTAATGCGGCTCGTGGAAATATTCTTGACGGCGGTTACACTATTCAGTGGACTGGTCCTCTCTATCTGTAAGGAGTTTGATAATGTATACTAGTTACAGCACAACTGAGATATTAATCAGTGGTCTTATCTTTGGTCTTCTTTGCGGAGTATTGACTTACTCCGTATTGAGTGCGGCGTCTTTGCCTGATGTTTGGTTTAGTTACAGCACTGGAGACTGTGTGAAAGTCCTAAACTATAATGAAGGTGATGCTTACTCTTGTGAGAATCTACCTTCTCGTTATTATCATGTATGGGTTAACTAATGAAAGTAAAAGAGTATGATGGATTTATTGCAAGCAACCGCACTGGTAATCTTTACGACATTAACGTGTCAACTATCAATAAGATCCTTGGCTTTGAGCCCAATCAAGATGACGATCCCGACAAGGTCGAGAATTCGTGGGGGTTCGTTGTAGACGATATTAAGTGTGCAGTCTGGGACTGGAAAGGTTCTCAGAACTATGGTCAGTTCTCTACGTTCGGACCAGACTACGTATTCGAAGAACTCTTCGGTACAAACTATTCTTGAAAGGAAGTAGATGTTTTACATCGTTGATGAAGGCGAAAATAAAGTAATTGAAACTGGTAGTGATAAAGACGAAATCATGAATGTATACATATCATTGATGACCTTGCATCCAGAGGCGTTGCTTGTTCTCAAAGAGTATCACACAGATGAAGTTGCTATGGCGTGTGATGGTGACAGTGAACCAATTACTGACTGGGACTATAGTAGTCCCCAACCTTAGGAGACACTATGGGATTTAAACTGGCAGGTATTATGTTTATTGCGATGACAATCATGGGTGGTCTTGGTTACTGGTATTATAACGATACGCAGGAGCGTATGGCTATTCTGCAAGAAAACAATGCCAAGCTAGAAACTGCGGTTGCTACAAATGAAGCAACGATTGACGCATTACAATCTGACTATGCGGCTATTCAGGCTACGAATGAACAGCTAAACAATGAGTTTAGAAATATTCGTAGACAGAACCAAGTTCTTGCTGATAAGCTACAGCGTCATGATTTGGGTGTTCTAGGAGCGGCTAAGCCTGGTCTTGTAGAACGTGTTATTAATGGAGCATCTGGTAAAGCAGGGCGTTGCTTTGAGTTGTTGTCTGGTGCTGAACTAACGGAGAGTGAACAGAATGCAAAAAATGCGAATGCGTTCAATAGCGAATGTCCTTGGCTTTACGACACTTATCGTGA